GTTTCTCGACCATCATCAGATTTTCTTAGACCACGACCAATAGATTGTAGCACTTTAATCTGTGATTTAGAAGGAGAAGCAAAGATGATATTATGTAAGTTCTTTATATTGATACCAGTAGAGAACGTTCCAAGTGAAGCAACAATAATAGCATTCTTTTCAGTTTCTACAATAGTTCTAGTTTGTTCTCTAGTTTCGACATCAGTACCACCCGATACAAAGAATACTTTTCTTCTTGTATGTGCTAAACTCTTAATAATATCATACAAAGGTTTACCATGTTTCTCGACATATTGGTATAAAACTAAAGTATTACCATCTTGATCTAATGCTAATTTAGAGATGAATTGATTTCTTCGTTCATGTCTAACAATATAATCTACTTCTTCTGGATACTTTGCTTTATTAACTAACTTGCATTCCACTTCTGGATATTTCAATAATAATACAGAGATATCTAATTGAGCAAGTGAACCAGAATCCATTAATTTTTTAGTAGTAGTCACATAATAAGCAGGACCGAAACCACCTTCTAATACAAGTTTATGAGTTGTTGTACCATCCAGAGTACCAGTAGTACCAAAACGATATTCCGCTTCTTTACATTTAGTAAGAATAGAAGTTAAAGATTTTGCTTTAAAGTTATGTGCTTCATCACCAAGCACCATGCCATAAGGTTCAAACCATTGTCCATGTAATTTATAAACAGATTGCCAAGTTGATAAAGTTACTCTCTGATCAAATATCTTTGCTTTACCTGAATAGATTTTATGACACATAGATTCCGCATCAAAGTTATCATCATACTGTGAATAATCCTCAAAATCTTTATATAACTGTTCCACTAGAGAAGTGGTTGGTACAATTATTAGTATTTTCTTTGAGTGGTTAGCAAGGTAATAACGTAATAAGATATAGATTATTAGAGATTTACCAGATGCTGTTGGTGATATTAGTAGTGCTTTTTTATTACAAAGACCATGATGTATTGCTTCTAATTGATAATCTCTTGGAACAATTTCTTTGCCACCTGAGGATAATGTTAGAGATGATATAAAGTTCATATCAATAACAGGTTTAGAATCAGGGATACCGTAGTAGTTACAGTGTTCCAATTCTATTACATAATCTCTACCAGGAGTACTAGCGAATTCTTTTACATATTGGAATAGTCCAGAGGGTAGTTCATGAGATCTAATATCGAATAATCGAATCTTACCATCCCACATTTTATTCTTATATGCGGGTATGAACTTATAACCAGGAACGTAGAATGTGAAAAAGTCACATAGTTCCTGAGCGATGCCGTAATCGCACTCTATCTGTAGGAATGCATGATTTTTATTACGAATTTTAATGATTTCCATTACTTCACCTTGATTATATATTAAGCACCAGATTCAAATCTACGAAAATCGAGGGCATTCTTAATTGTTGAATGTCTCCATTTAACATTATTAATAATTTCTTCGAGTGTATCTAAAACAGTTTTTAGTTCGAACAATTGAAGTTGCATTGTTTGAATGTCTACATCGGAGTCGTAGTATTTATCCATATCACCTTTAAGGATTTTCAGACCATTTAGTGCATCATACCCCCAACCAAGATCATCCATTTGTGATCTTGACAATTTACCATTATACCATAAGAATTTATGTTTAAGTAGTGTTTTATATTTGAGGTCTAATTTCTTGTGTTGTAGTTTAACAATAGCATAAAGTTGAAGATATTTGGAATGAAGTTTAGGTGTTTCAAGTGAAGCATCATCTAATTTCAGTCTATCTATTTGACAATCTTTGTTCCACAATTCAAGTATATTTTCTAGTTGTAACATAATAAAACCTCCATCATAATAAAAGAATATCTATAAGAATTTAAAATACGAATAATCGAAAGACACTGTTGCGGTTAAGTATTCTACATCAGTTTGTGTAATATCGAATGGTAATGATCCAAGGGATGTTGGAAAGGCATCGATAAATTGAATTTGTTTAATAACATTATTAGAAGATGATAGAACTAATAGAGTAAGATCTCTAGATTTCTTTACAGATCTACTATCTTGTTCTGATACTAGACCAAACAACCAATCATGTATTTCTTGATAGTTAGAGAGTTCTTCATCTATTAAAAAAGTCAAAGTCAAAGGACTATAGACAACTTTACCACCAGACATACTTATATCTCTAAGTGGTGTACTAAATGTTTGTGATGTGACTGACAATTCAGGTAGTTCGACTTGCTGAACCATAAATTGTGCATTAGGATATTTGAGTGAATCAATAGTAAGTCTAAACCCTGTTGGATTTAATAAAGATAAATCTTCACTAAGAATAGATGTTCTTTCGTTTTTGAAATTAACATTAAGGTCGTATGGCATAATAAATCTCTACATTGATAATATAGTAGTATTTATAAGACAAAAAAAAGGGGACAATTAAGTCCCCTTTTAACTTACATCCTTGTAAATTTCAAACTATACTAAGATATTTGCAACAGCAAAGATACGGTAGTATTGGTTAGCACGGTTAGTACCAGTTTCGCTTGCACTTGCACCAGTAGCATATGGGTTAGCAACCATACCGTAACGAGTTTTGAATCCGATACGAGGTTGAAAGTCATTTTCGCCAACAGCACGAACCATAGTTAAAGGAACATATGGTGCATAGAACATACCAGCATCATAAGGGTTAGTACCACGGTAACCGACAGTTACGTAGTCTTGAGTTGCATAAGGATCGATATAAACTTTCATACTACCATTAAGAACACCAGCAAATGTAGAACCAGTATCATCAACATTCAATTTTGCAGAAAGTGCAGGAGTATAATCTAACATACCAGCAGCAGTTAAAGCAGAAGCAACATCAGAAGAACAGATAATGAAATTACCTTTTCCACGTCTTGTATCTTTAGCGATAGCATTTGCTTCACGTTCAATTTGAATGATAAGACCTTTGAATTTCTCAACAGACCAACGACCATCAGCATCAGTAGAAACATCAAAAGTACCAGCAGAAGCAACATTACTAGACTGTGCTCCTAATTTTGCTTTAACGTTGATAGTTCTAATAACTTCTCTATTGATCTCTGCAAGAATTTCAGCAGATAAGATGTTAGCAAGTTCAGTTTCAGCATCTAATCCATGAACTGCTTTAAGATCTTGTGCTAATTCCATTGTGTAGTTAGCTTTCAATGCACGAGTTTTAGCAGTAACAGAAGTTTTCTCAATTGAGAAAGCCATTTCGCCAAATGCTGCACCAGTGTTTCCTAATGCTTCAGATTGAGCAGTAGTCATACCAGAACCGATTGCAAATGAATCTTCGATAGTATCAGCAGGAGTAGTATCTACACCAGCACCAACTAAAGAACTAGAATCACCACCGTGAGTACCAGCACCAGAGAAAGCAGTATTTGCTTCATCTTGAAGTGCTTCTGTTCCACCTTGAGTAGAATAGTTAGATTTCATAGCGAAGATAAGACCAGTTGGTCCTGTCATTGGTTGAACACCAGCAACATCATAAGCCATAAGGTTAGGCATAGAACGTCTAACTAAAGAGATCAGAACTGGATCCCAGTTAGCCATTGGAGCAGCACCAGCATTAGTAGCGTTAGCAGCAGTTTCATTAATGAAACCCATTGCAGAACGTTCTTCTGTCATTGCTTTTTCTTGGTTTTCTAATAATACAGCAGTTACCGATTTACGGTATGTATCTGTAATTTCAGGAATTGCAGCGTGTTCTAAAATTGGCTGCCATTTACCTTGTGCGGTTTCTGAATTAAACATTTTTGAATCTCCTAGGGTTTGTTGTTATTTAAGTGTTTTAGAAAGTACTGAAGAGTACTTTTCCATTGAAGATGATAGTTGTACTGATTCAGCAAGACTTCCATTTTCCATTTCAGCTTTTTCAACATCGAAATCGCTTAGTTTGTCAGAAAAATAAGATTCTTTGACAGTAAAAACTTTCTTAATAAAAGTTTTCTCGTCTTCGAACTCAAGATCTTCTACAAGACCTTTTAATTTCTCTGATTGAGTACCTGCTAGATCTTTAGCAGCTTCATCAATAATCATTTCGCGTTTTAACAATTGAACAGATTCTGTCAATTTAATGTTATCGCCAACCATATTATTAACTTGCTCTTCTAAAGAAGTTACTTCTTCAACTAAATCATCAACCAGATCGACTTTAGATTCAGGAACATCAATATAATGTTCTGTAAATAAACCTTTCAATGATTGCATAAATGATTCAGAAATTTCAGTTCTGATACCAGCTTCAATTGCAAGTTTGTTATCTTCCATCCAAGATTCGACTACATAGTTCAAGTAACCATCTACTTTTTCTACAAGTCCTTCTTTGATAACTTCACTTTCTTCTTGAAGTTGAACAGCATACTCTTCTTCTAATCTTTCGATCTCTGAAGTGATTTTAGACTTAACAGCAGTTTCAAAGATTGTTCCAGCTTTCTCTTGGAACTCTTCAGAAAGAGTAGAATCTGCAATTACTAAAGCGTCAAGGTCGTCTTTAAAATCATAAGATTCTTTAACTTTACCCTTTTTCTTTTTCTCTACAACTACTTTTTCATCGTCTTCGTCTTCCTCATCAGATTCTTTTGATTCTTCCTCATCAGATTCTTCATCTTCGTCATCGATTTCGACTTTTTCGCCAAGAATAGATTCATAGGCTTTTGCTAATTTGGTTTTATCCAATTTAGACATTTCTTCGTAGATAGATGCTAATAACCCTGCTTTAGTAGCAGGTTTTTCTACAGCAACTTCCTCAACGATTTCCTCTGTCGTAACTTCAACGGTTTCAACAAGGCTTTCATCTTGGAGTTCTACTTCAGTAATATCTTCAATAAGATCCAACTCTTCGTTTTTGGTCTTCTCAGACATAATAGATTCCTTTAATAATCTAGAGTTAAAGTTTTGAGAGGAAATCTTTCCACACCAACATCTGTGCTTCCGCTAGATGTTTTTTAGATGCTTTCTTGATTTCAGTCCCATATTTTTCAATATCTTGTTGCTTTAGTATACCATTATCCCAAATCCAATCGACACCTTCCATAATCCCATTAACAAAGGCTTCTGGTGCTGACGGATCTTGAACAATGTCAATAGTTGAAAGATGAAAATCATCTCCAACCATATTCACACCATTTCTAGTAACAAGACTTCCCATACCACGACTTGAAACACCTAGTTGGACACCACCTTCAACCAAACCCTTTACGATCTGACCCATAGGAGTATCTAATATAAGTGCTTTTCCATTAACATTATTACCATCCCAATTAAGTTCGGTAATCCTGTGTGAAACTTTATCTAAATTAATAGATGGACCATCCGGATGATTTAACTCACCAACCGCACGACCTTTTACAACTTGTTCTGTAACATATTTATCTACTGCTCTTTCCATGACTGGACGCGGATAAACTCTACCGTTACGGTTTTTAGATTCTGCTTGCATGAAGATACCTTCAATGACAACACTCTTCTTACCGTTCTTTTCTTCGGTTATATAGTCTAAATTAGATTCAAGATGTTCTGTAATAAGATACATTTTATTTCCTTTAAAGTTTCATTAAATCAATAAACTCAGATACTGAAGTTACAGCATCCTTTTCTGATTTAAAACTTGAATCTAATAATTCCCCATCAATACTAGCAGAGAATTTAGATCCGTTCTTATCAATAGTTATTTTATGTTTGCCTACAGTATAACTTTTAACAGATTCTTGAATATCAACAAACTCTCTTAGTTCTTTAAATGTCTTCATTGTCAGGTTCTCTGTTGTATACTGAATTGCCAAGTTCAACTTTACGAGTTTCAATGGCATCCATAATTCTGGATTTCATTGTACTATTAAACATATCAACAGTCTTTGTATTATCACCCACTGATATATTATCTATTAAATCTTTTATATTATTCATGTTTATTCCTATATTATTATATTTATAACATTTAATATTTCAAGATATTATATGTCATCTTCATCTGGAATATCACCCGATTTTCTTTCTTCATCGATTTCATCAGACATTTGTTTAATATCATCTTCTGATAACATTAAAACGTTTTTACGAATCCAATCTTTAGAATAATAATCACCAACATATTGATCAAGTTCGGTTAATAATCCAACTCGTTCTCTTATGATCTCATTTTCTTTAAGTTCTGAGAAATAAGAGTCTTTAATATAATCAACAACAATATTCTCTCTGAAATCATACCAATCACTCTCAGTAATAATACCCTTAAGTAATAATTGGGTTTTCAGTAAATCAAGTAATAACCAAGAAAACTTCTTGCGTAATCTATTAATAAACTTCTGAAACTTAACTTCATCCCTTGAAATTTCAGTTGATCTACCTAAACTAAAACCATTTTCTGATTCTAATCTATCTACTGGTACATTCAATGATTTATATAGTTTCTTTTGGAAGTATAGTATATCATCAATTTGTCCAAGGTTTTCGCCACCAGGAAGTGTAGTAATTTCAGTACCACGACCACCTTCTCTACGCGGTAACCAAAAATCTTCCAGCATAGACATATTCTTGCGATCATCTTTAATCTCACCAGTAGAAGCATCATACACCAATTTATTTCTATACTGGTTCATAATACCTTTCAGATATTCTTCTGCTTTACCTTTTGGCAAGTTACCAACATCAATATAAAATATACGTCTTTCTGGTGCTCTTGATAATCTATAAATTACAAGAGAATCTTCCATCATCCGTAATTGATTTACGGGTTTAATTGCTTTATGTAAATAACTTAATACAGTTTTCTTATTACCTTCTAGTAAACCAGAAGTAGTATATTGAACTGCATCAGATGAAATCTTTAAACCTTGATTAGATTTATTTAAACTTGTATCTTGATAAATGTAATATTCATCAACTGATTTGATAAGTTCTGCCCCTGTTACAGGATCTTTGACTTTATCAATCTCTTTTACTTTACGAATTCGTGTAGGATCAATTGGTCTTAATTCCAATATACCTTTCTTTGGAGTTTTTTCATCAATAATGATATGATAGAACAATCTACCATCAACATACCATTTACGAAAAATCTCATGACCATAATGATTAAATTGTAATAACCTTACAACATTCTCAAACTCTTCTTTGATAGTCTTTTTGATATTATCAGGTTGATCTAAGTCATCCATAATAATTTCAACAGGTGCCGAATTAGAATCTGAAACAATTGCTTCGTTGATAATATCTTCAATAGCAGCATCACATTCTGGATGTTGTGCTATATCTCTATATCGTCTAACATTATCTGCTTCATTCTTATCACCGTCAGTACCACCAATATCTACATACTGTCCATAATGACCACCAGCAGATACATAACTGGAACCATCATCTTCCATTGGAGCAACAAACGATTGTTTTTTATCGTCTTCTTTATCTTGGGACTTTCTTTTAAATTCAAATCCAAATAATGATGCCATAGTATTTTTCCTAAGTTATAAAGGGGAGGGATAATTTCTTACCCCTCCATTCACTTATATTTATATAATAATTTTCTAGTTAGTTGTATCAGATTCCCAATATTGAACTTGAAGTTCAACGGTGAATTCTTGGATACCCTCAGTTTCATAACTTACATCAATTGCTGATAAGTTACTAGGCCAAAGACCTCTAAAAACATAACCTTTTAGTTGCTCACCACTCTTATCTAATTGATAGATACTTGCATCCGCAAAATAATCTGAAGTATTGGTTACACCAGTATTAGCAGAATGTGCATTAATACCATCCATCCATTTTTCAAATACATTTCTTAGTGCAAAGTTAGAATCATTGATTACAGTGATAATCCAAGGTTCAAATGTACGATCTCCCGCAATTTGTAACTTTCTACCACGAAATGGTACTTCAATTGGTGCAATAACTGAAGAAGGTAAACTTGCTGCTTTGATTAAAAACCCCGCAAGTTCAGATTCCCCAGAACCCGCAAGTGCTACTGCTGGCCAACCCATTTCAACTTTGAAAAGGTTTGATCTTGCACCACCACCGAATAATTTTGACTTAAAGTCATCTACGCCTAAAATTGCCATTTAAGATCCCCTTATTTTTGACCGATAATTTCTGCGAATTGAACACCAGTACGAGTGGCGATAAAATTCAAAGTAATGAAGTTGATTGAACGAGCAGGTTTAATATAGATATCAGCAACAAACTGATTAGATCCTATAATTTCTCCGGTATTATTAGTTTCATCACAGATAACTGCGAAGTCAGTAATACCCCTACGACCCTTTACGTCACGTAAGAATGGTTCAACCATGTTACGGAACATTGCTCTTGTAAATTCGTCATTCAGTTCAAACAATTGATATTTAGCTGCGGTAGCAATTGCTTTTTCTAAAACGATGAACAATCTACGGACATTAATACGATCAAAAGCAGATGGTTTTGCTTGAGCAGTTTTATCACCATAAAGAAGTGTACCTTGACCAGGAAAAGAAACAATTGGATTGATTCTTGCTTTGTGAAGTGTATCACGATCTGCTTGCTTAGGGTTAAAAGCAATTTTAGTGACACCTAATACTTGACCACGTGTATAACCAGCAGGAGAGAACCAAGGATCTGCAACTGTATCTGTGTTAGCACATAAACCAGCCATAACACCAGCAGCAGGAATCCAACGGTATACATCATTATATTTATCGTATACTTTTAATGCGGTTGAATCTATAACAGCATAAGAACTTGAACTTACCTGATCAGCAAATGTTTTTACATCAGTTGCAGGAGTAGAAGTACCAACAGTATCTTGAATAGGAGGAGAAATGAATGCTACAACATCTTTACGTGCTTCTGCTAATGCAATAAGGTAATTAGCAAATGTAACATCTTCACCACCATCAACACCAGGAACAGAGAATATTAAATTTACATCAACAGTATCTGCATCAGAGAAAAAATCAAATCCAGTTTGAAGTTCACCAAGTGTAGGTAAATTATCATCAGTACCACCAGAAAACGAATCAGAAACTTCAGCAGCAATAACAGTAGCATTAAAATCTGCAACAGCAGAAGTAAGACCACCAGCATTTACTAATGTAGCGTCATGATCACCAAACCAAACATAATTAGAGTTTCCGTTTAATACATCTTTGTAGTAACTAGAAGTTCCATCACTTGCTTTAGCATCAGATGCTTGAGATACAAATGGAAATGTTTCTAGAACAGAACCAGCAAGACCTGTCCAAGAACCATCTTCATCGATTATTGCTATATGCATTTCATCATTACTAGAAGAATGTGCAGCAGCATAAGTTGAAGTACTTGGTGCAGAATCAAAGTTGTCTGCATATGCCCAACTAGCAAATACAGTAGTATCAGCAGGACAAATAGAAACTTTTAAAGAGTTTCCTAATATGCCTGGATATTTCGCAACCCAAGAATCTGTTACAGTCGCTTCCTCATAATCATCACGATTCATGATTAACTGACCAACACCAGAACTTGTCGCGTTTAAATTAGTAGTAGCGGTACGAACAACTTTAAGAGCTCTTCCATATTGCAGGAAAGCAGCTGCTGATAAGAAGTAAGGTGCTGTATTATCATCGGGTATACCGAAGGTTGAGGCAAGTTCTGATTCTGAACCTACCATCCGAATTTCGTTTACGGGACCCCAATTGAATGCACCAGCAAAACCACCAATAGAGGTAGATATCGCGGGAACAACATTTGTTAGGTCTATTTCTTTTACCTGAACGCCAGGTGAAACTTGAAAGCCCATATTTGTTTCCTCTCCAAAAAGATTATAAAAAATGATTATAATGTAATAAGAATCATAATAAGATTATTACTCATTCAATACTATTTATACTATTTAATATTTAGAACATACCAGTATTTATAGTTTCCCATTGTACCCCATCTTCTACTGTAAAAGCATCTTCTCTACCATCATCAAAAATGCCTACAGGAACAATATCATCTTCCATTGCTCTTACTTTCTCTGAATATAATAAATTCTTAATATTTATATCAGTCATTTCACCAAAGAATGGTGTGGAAGTGAACCAAGCAAACAGAACAAGGTTCATTACTAAATCATCATGGTTTCCTCGTGATGCCTCAAAAGAAGAACCTCGTGATATAAAAGTAGATAACTCAATAATTGTATTAGCATCATTTATCTTTAATTTATTCTGCTCAATAATATCTTTCATATTAGATGTACCAATTCTTTTGATCTTCTTGGTCATTGTAACACCAATAGAATTGCTTTTAATTATCGATTCAACATAAACATTTTCATATTCTAGTTCATAATATAATCCATTACAAACAATAGAACCTTGATCATTTGATTCTACTATTATATATGCCTCATTATATAACATAGCATATTTATATAATACATCAGGATATAATAAAGGAGATATATTATTATCTTGGAAAACACAAACTTGTTCAAAAGGTGATGATGTTATATCAATAATATTAAATGTAGAATAATCTTGACCACGACCTTTAGCAATATCAACGAACATCATATACTCATGACCATGTTCTGGATCTTTATAAACTCTTAGATTATAAGTTTCCTTTATTGGATCAATCGCATTAAGTGTTAATAAACATTCTGGTGTTACCAGTGTATCAGAACCACCAATAAATGAGTTACCAAATTCTTGGGTAAATTGCAATTCAGAAGTGTTAGCAATAGTTTGTCTTTTCCATTCTTCATCACGTCCAGGAACATCTTGCCAATCTACCCTGAATGGTTTAAAGTCGTTAGTCTTTTGATTAGCACCTTCCCATAACTTATAGAATACATTACCAATACCATTAGCGGTTGAGGTGATAATAATTCTTGTAGATGTACCAGAAGATACAACAGGATAAGTTGATGTATAAAATGTAGCATCATTCTCAATGAAAGCAAACTCATCCAAGAACAATAATGATACAGATAAACCACGAATAGAAGAGCCAGAAGTTGCGGCAGCAACAATCTTAGAGTTATTAGAGAATTCTATTGAACCTTTATTTAGGGTTTTACATCCTGGTTGTAAGAAGAATGGTAAGTTTTCTAACATTAGGGTGACACGTGACAACATTTCACGAGCAGTGGCACCTTTGTTTGCTAGTATTGCGATCACTTTTTCTGGATTGAATATAGCATACCATAGCAGATATGCAACAGATGATATACTATTATGACTTAATATACCATTAGAATAAAATGTATGATTATCCGAATCTATTGACAGATCATACATATGTTCTTTAAGATAATCTGGTTTAACCACTGAAGATACTATACTATTACCCTCAATAGTTTGTATCATAACCCCTAGAGAATCTTTGGCATAAACTTCATTACCAAATGAATCTATAACGATGTGTGTATCCGCACACTCTAAGAAATGTCCATTTTCTGTAACCAATTTCCACACATCATATTCAATAGTTTTCTTACTAGATGTTATATCCTTATATCCATCCTCTGTAAGAATTTCATAATCACTCACATCAAATTCTTCAATAAACTTTCTTTCAGTTTTATCAGATAGTAATTGGTTCATCAAATGCCTCTGTGGTTTTAAATCCATTATAGTTCACGTTAATTCTTATATCTTTATGCAAATTTAATATAGATTGTTCTGCTTTAAAACACTCATAGAATGTCATATTTTTATTTTCAGTAATAATATCCATATTAAGATTATATTTATTCATTGAACCAAAACGTTCTTTTATTGTACGTGATGTTATACCAACCTTCCAAAATACTATATCTTCATTATAAAATTTAATAAGATATAATATACCTGGTATATTTTTCATCTCAGGTTTCCTGTTAAACAATTGGTTCATTCTTCCTGTACCTTTCTTTTGATTAATAATATCAATTTCTTCAGGTGTCTTATCTTTAAGGGTTTCTTGCCACACATCTTGTCTTTGTT